CATAATTTGTGAGGTGTTCATCCCGACAGATCTCACATAGTCCACAGCACCTTTCAAATTCTCTTGAACTCGACCAAAACTTACACCTACATCAGTCATATTTTGAACAAGTGTTTCAACGTCCTGACCTATAACTTTAGATGTAACAAATAGTTCCTTTACTGAATCAGCTGAGGCAACAACGTTTTTTTGTAGTGCTCTTGAAACGTCAATCATTACTTGAGCAGCATCCGCAGCACTACCCCCAAATTCTGTAATTTTTGGAGCAGCAATTGAGATTTCCCTAACTATTTCACCAACTCTTTCTCTTACACCACCAAATACTTTGTTAACAGTACCCGCATATGTGTTAAGGGCAACAGTGGCACTTGCAATTCCTCTCAAATACCCATCTATGTCGAATAGTTTTTTACCTTCTTCTATTGGTGAATCCGAAATATTTTCATTGTTGGGATCAGAAGGACTTATTCTTTCGTTAAACTGCATAGAGTGTTTTCATATAAATAGATTATCAGAGTTTTTTCAATTAATCTTTCTTGTTATCTTCGATCCATTTTTCCAGCAAGTACTTCCTCACGAACACTGGCATGTTCAAAAAGTCTTGCCACCCCACCTTAAATAGGGTGCTCAAATAATAGAATTCGTCCGTCTGTATTTTTCTATAATCAGGAGAAGAAAGGCCGAAAAAATTCAACCCCGAAGCCAATATAAACTGTTAGCTTGTCTCCTGATGGGGTTGTTACGATCTTTTCCATGTTTAATCTTGGTTCATTTTCTTCCAAGAATCTTTTTATATGTTTCGAATCCGCAATTAACATTTCGTTCACAAACTTGCTTATTGCTTGTCTATCCCTTGAACCTTCCAGTTCGACAATTTGTTTTTCTAACCTCCACGTTACTTTTGGAGCAGGCCTTCCTTTCGGATATTTGTCAACCATACCTTGTATTTCATTCGTTTCACCAAGTGTTAGTGGTTTAATTTTCACAACACTTGTGGACATCGGAAGTTTGGTTTCATACAAACCCTCCTCATTGGGATCAGTACCTTTTTTTATACTGAGTTCATCCAATAAGACTATTGTCTCAAATGGTTTACCTGTCTTAGGGTCGTTAACCGTCATTGTAATTTCAGGACCAAAGGCTGTGTTTCTCAAAAAGATAAGAATTGCTTCAATGTCTGATTCCAACATGTCTTCAGGTTTCAAATCAGGCTCATATAATTTGGCTCTGATTAAGTTCATAGATATGTTGTCCCCACCCCCCATCAAGATGTTCTCATCATTTGCTGTGAGGTATCCTACTTTAACCGAAGATTTTTTGTTTTTATAAAAAATACCCCCTGATGGTAGGGGTACCACATCGTGAGGTAATGAAAAATTTTGTTGTCCGTATTGCATTGTTTGACTATCCATAATAAAAAACCGTGGAGTTTTGTCTCCACGGTTAAATATAATATGACTTTATTTTTTTTAAAGATTAGTAAATAAGTACACATCTATCAGGTCTAAGCGTAGCCGTAATATTTGCTAAAGCGTCTTGAGAATATGATAGAGCGTTGAAGTTAACATCCGTCAAGAATGTTCCGTATAAAATCCATTTTTCGACCACGACACCCGTTGGGTCCAACATCTCGAGGTCGATGTCTTTTTTGTAACCCGCAGCATATCCCATACGGCCTGTTACAGATTCAGCGTGTAAACGAACCCACTCCATAAGAGCCTGAGCTGCTGATGGACCAATTGGGTCTCTGAATGTTACGTTAATTGTTTGCCAGTTGAATCTACCTGCAACAAATGTTGATGTGTTGAGGAATTGAATTTCAGTAGCAGCGATTGTGATATGTGGTCTTGATGCAGATTCCACAAACCATTCATTGATACCCAGTGTTGAGGGAAATCTCATAATGAATCGATTCTGACGTTTCGGTTCATAGGGTATCGGCATTTTCATTAGTAAATCAGCCATATTATATTAATTTTTTTTCTTTGTTTATGATTATAAATATATCCTCGTTAATTTTTTTCTATTTACTTGTTGGTCCAAAAAAAATATCTATTATTTCATTCTTTCCTTTTTACCAGTTCCAGTATAATATGTTTTAACAATATTATCTGGATCTTTTTCAAAACTTTGTTGCATTACTTCTACATTCCTCAAATCATCATCAGAAAATCCAATACTAGGTACAAATTTATTTGATACGTCTTTTTTTAAAAACGCTCTTTTATTTAACAAGGCAGCCATCGCTTTGATGTATTTCACGAAGTCTTCCATTGCAGATACCTTCGCTAGTTCAGGATTTGTTGCAGACTTATCATCTCCGAACGATACAGGGTGATATTTGTTAAGCTCTAAATAAGTTTTTATTAATTCATTATCAGACATCTCATCTTCACCTACAAACGATCTGTATTTTTTCAGATTCTTAACTAACTCCTCCTTGCTGATACCATTGAAGTCATTGATAATATAGTTGTAAACAGCTTGTTTGATTGTGTTTGGGTCATGACCACGTGCTGTGATTATCGCAAATATTGAACCGTTGTTGATTGATTCTCTAAAGTCATCGAAGGCGGGTCCCGTCTTTGCTTTCATCGCGTCTACTAAAAATTTTTTGTCGCCTTGTGTTTGAAAGTTTCTGAATGGATTGTCCGCTAAACCTACAATAGTATTACCCTTGTACTTTAGATCGCCCTTACCTATTTTACCTCTGTACTCTGCAAAATCTGAAGTGGACATCCCTACTTCATCACCTTCCTTATTTTTGACTATTATTTCTGTTGGCATATGAACAATATTATCGTCCCAATCGAACGCATAATATTTCATATCTGGACCTTTTTCTGTGAAACCCTCTTTAAATTCTTTTTTCATCCTGAGGCTAAAAAAGGGGGGACAACATCCCCCCTGTTATTTTAGATATTTTCAAAAGTCGCTCCCGCTGGAGTAATCAAGAATTCGATATCGATGAATTCGAGAGACTTTGTTGGTTTAAGATAAATTTTACCTGTAAGTGTGTTTCTGTCTAAGTCTTCAGGTGATGAAGAAACTGTCACACGGAAATCGTAAACACCTCTGTCTCTTCTTATGGAGTCCATGATTGGGTTTACTGAATCCAAGAACTGTTGTCTTACAATCTCGTCGTTCTGTTCGAACAACAACCTTACAGCCACCGCAGAAATCAACTTACGAGCTTGAAGTAGAAGTCTTCTTACATTCAATCTATCAAGAGCCGATTCAGCGATTTGGAGGGTTTTGTTACCCCATATTACCGTTCCTACATCTGAGAAAGTTGCAATTGGATTGATTCTACCTTTGTATAAAGTATCTCTATTCTCTTGTGTGAGCTTTAATCTTGCCTTTACAGAATTGACAAGACCTCTTGTGTAACCCGCCGAAGCGTACCATGGGAAAGCAATGTTATCTGTCAAAGCCAAGTTTCTACAAACCTCACCTGTAGGTGGAATGTAAATTTGTGTGTTGTTCACCGTATCTCTTACAAGGATCCACGGGTAATATGTTGCAGTATAGTTTGAATCGATACCAGTTGTTTCTAAGTTATCCACAGCTTCTGTTGGATAAATTACCCCGATATTATCATAAGTCGTTGGTAAGAACATATCATAGTCAGGAGTTGTACAGATGTAGATAGAATCTGCTCTGTCATCTTCTACCATATCAACAGCGTATTCTACTAAGTTACTATTGTTAACATAATCAATACCAGGTGTAACAAACACGTTAATATTCGTAGCTTCAGGGTTTGCAAAAGTTGCAATACCAAGTTGATATGCGTAGTAGTCACTATTACCCCAATCTGATGTAATGTCACCCGCAGCATAATCTCTGAAAGCTCCCCATCCTGTAGCAGTTGGGTATCTCGAAGTCGGACAAGCGCCTTTGAGGTAACCTGTAGCACCTAAGATGTATTCATCTCCATTGGTTCTCGATTCTCTGTAGATATCCCATCCGTCGAAACCTCCTGCGAAGCAGACTGTAAACTTCCTTGAAAAAAGCCTGTAGTAAGGATTTGCAGGATCGGTAGGTTCAATATTGAAACTTGCGTCTCCAACTTCAAAAGCTGTTTGACCACTAGTCATAAATGTGTTTGCGATTGTTACTGCAGTCGCCCCTGAATCCATGTGGAATCCTTTCGTTCTGTAATTGAATGGATTCTCAACGTTTGTATCACAATGGTCAAGTATGTTTTGGAAACCTTTGAATTGGAAGAACGAATCGTCTATACCAATAGTGTTAGAGAATCCTAAGAAGGTCCTTCTAACGTTATCACCAGAACTTGTTACAACATTAGACCCTCCAGCTGTAGTTCCAAAAGGAGGATTAAAAATTACTTGACCAGGGAAATAGTATGCTGTCTTATAGATAGGAATTGGTGATTGAATATCTCCTTGATAATCTCTCATTGTATATCCCTCAAAACCACAAGGTAATGCATCGATAGGAAACTCTTCAGAGAGCTCCAACATTATGTAACCAGAGTTTAGAGGATACTCACCATCAGACGATCCGATTTTTTTAGCTACGAATGAATTGAGCGCAGGATCCATAGTACAGTTCGTGAATTTTTCAAGAACTACAGGATTAGCATCGGTATCAAAGAAATCTCTGACCATAATGTCAAATGTCGAATTGTTGAACGACATATTCATGATAGAAATTTTGATTTGTGTGTTAGCCGCGTCACCATCAGAAATTGAAACAAACTTGAAAAGGTTATAAACTTTGTTACCTCTCAACTCCGAAACAACCCATGGAGTTCTTGGACTTTGATATTGGAATAGATTATTAGCTATTGAAGTTACATCTCCACCACGCGCTTCAGGAAGAGCTGTAAAGTTTGGATTGATACCTCTTATGTAACCGTTATTATAAGACCAGTTTAACATAGTTTGATAAATCTCCTCAACAAATACAGGAACCTCCAACCTTGATTTCGCAAAGTTAGTCACACTTAGAACCTTAGTTATGTACTCTGAGTCAGAAGAGGAGAAAGAAGTTTCGAAAGAGAAACTATCACCCTCATAAGTTTCACCCGTAATTGCAAAAGTAGCGTATGGATTAGTTGTTAAACCAGAATAAGAATTAGCCAAGTTCAGACCCAAATCCGTCGTACCAGAAACTTGATATCTCGGTCCTGCAGTTGTTGCATTGTATAATGAGATACCACGAGACCTCAAAGTTGCCACAACCAAATTATCGTATTCTGTGTAAGAGGTCCCCGAATAATAATATATTGAACCTGACATTACACCTGAGAAAGTATTCCAATTACCAGTAGTACCTGTTTGAATTGCTGAAACGTAATTGAAGAAAGAATATCCTGAATAGAGTGATGATTGACTCGCGGTCGATCCTGTTTTATCGAATGTTGCGTAATACCACTCATCATTACTTTCAGCTGAGAAAGTAATATCAGAATTGTTGAAACTACTAACACCAAGAACGTTTGTCAAAGTCGCAGCTGTAATTGTTGCTAAATCGTCGGTATCAATAGCGCCGTAAACCGAAACCTCACTCGTAGCACCTGTAATTTCAAAGGTAGTTCCTGACGATTCCGCAATACTCAAAATTTGGGTATTGATATCATCTCTGAATGATGATGTCGATCCGTCGAATTGAGTATAGACTGTATCTAAATTATTCCAAAGTATACTTGGCATTGTTAATTGTGTCAAAGTTATTGTTCCACCCGTATTACCAGAAAAGTTAAAATTGAAATCTACTGAAGACCCAGATCTTGCTATCGTTGTAGGGTTAACATTAGCAATTGTAGTGAAAGACCAAGACGGACCCGCATCATAACCAGACAAACCGAGAACTCTAGTTACAAATAATTGGTTCGATTGTTGAAGATATTGCTTAGCGATGTAAGCCGCTTCATATTTAGGTATCTGTGTGTTTGTGAATTTTTCGGGTGAGGTTGGACCGAACAATGCTGTGAATTCATCATAGCTTGTGATGAAAATCGGTTCGAAGGCAGGACCTGTTAAGGTCTCTCCAACGATGCCCAAAGTGGTCACACCAACACTCTGAGCTACGAATGATAGATCAGTTTCACTTGTGTAAACACCAGGGGAAACGAATACTTTTTGATTTGTTGCCATTATTAAAAAGTTCTAATTGAATTTATTTTATGATAAATATTAAATCAAAGACAAAAAACTTTACTTTTGAATATCTATTTCTATAAGTGGGATAATAAATTCTGCCTTTTTTCTCCCTATGAAAACTCACTCAAAATCAAAGAAAGAGATAAAGAACATCAAGATTTCGCCCGAAGCACATAATAAGTTGAAAAACTATTGTGATAAAAGGGGAATCAAAATTTATAAGTTTTTAGAAAATCTAATATTTGAGAAGTGTAAAGAAAAAACCGATTTGTACGGGGAAGATTAAAGTAAGTTAGCAATGAATAACATTGAGCTATCTTTTGTGTTGTCCGATGGTGTAATTTCAAATCTAACAAGATCACCCGAACTTACCTGAATAGTCGGTAAGTTAGCACCCAAATAATATTCATTTAGGAACACATCATAACTGTCAACATTAACTTGGCTATTGAAATTGAAATTTGCAACGTATTTGTAAGTCTCGGTATAAGCTGTCGTACCCGCAGAAAAGTTGAATGTCAAAGGAAATTCGGTTGCGTTTTCGGGATATATTTTTTTTCTCCTACGCCTCTTAGTGTTGTCGGTTTCCAACAATTGAACGGTTCTTGAAATTGCAGGCTTGACCTCAAATTCTTCCTCATCAATGAGGAACCCCATCATTAAGAAATCATAACTTTGTACATAATATTTCCTTTTGTCCAGATCTAAAACAGAATTATCACCAACATTTGTTAAGATAATCGGAACATAATGTCCTTTAATAAAGGTATAGGCTTGTCTCGATGCAAAAGTTTGCATCACAATTTTATTCAACTGATTCAACTCTCTCATTCTATTACAGAAAAACTTCAAGCTGTATGTAATATCAACAGGTACCGGCTGTGGTATTGTGTAGATATCAATTCCTTTTCTCTGACCATCCCAAGTTGGTACAGTCGCAAAGTAGTATTGTCTTCTGTTCGGTATGTTGTAAATGAGGGCAGGATTAGACCCATATTTAACTTCAGGGTTTCTGACTAAAGATATAAATGGAACTTGAACGTTTTTATCCAAGTCCGAAAAATTCCAACTTTCTGTGAACTGAGACCAGTTTTGTGTTGTTATTATGATGTCAATTACAGGAACCACCTTACCAGACGTAACAGTTTGCAAATCATTTTTTACAAAATCCAACATCCCACGATCCAAATCTGCATGGAGAACCGACTTAGGTAAAAAAGTTCCATCTCTTGTGATGTAATCCAAAAGTTGTTCTCTTCTAGCCAATAATTCCTTTTGGGGCTTCAGCTGTAATTTTTTCTTTATTTGTTTTGGGAACGCCATACTAACTTAATAGAAATATCTTAATCGGACCATTTATCATCTCAACATCTTTAGCATTTTGTACAGGCACTGAGGTATTTTTGATTACGAACGTGTCATGTTTGTATGGATTATAAGTTACAGGAATACCATCAGAATCTTCAGGTATATCGAGACATGGATGTTCACACAAATCCAAAAGAGTACCAATCACAAAAGCATGAACGTTTTTAACTTGTTCTTTTCTGACCCTTTCTAAGCCACCTTTCCTAACCCTAAACTCAACGTCCGACAACCTAACATAATCTGCATGAGCAACAACCAATCCACCCCTCTGAATCGAAAAAGTATGTTTGTTTAAATTATAATATACCATAACCCTTCCACCCAAGAGGTTCAACTTCAAAAGTTTTTTTTGTGATTCAGAAATTTGATAAATCATATACCTCTAAATTCATTGTCCGTTACATACGTGGCAAGGATTGTTCTATAAAACGGCTTATAACCTCCGTATGTGTGTTTGTTATCTGAGTTTACCCTCCCATCATCTACAACACTATAATACCTTACTCTCTGCTCTGTTTCGTAATAACCAATATAATCACCAAAATCTATATTAATCTGAAGATCATCTAATGTTTGTTGATAAACAGAAACCTGTAAATTACCAGGTTCTGATTGATTGATTCTTGAAGCACCGATCAATTGATTCGTTGGTGTGAGAATCTTCACCAGTCCTTTAAACTCAACAGGTGGTAAAAATTGTATTCCATCCTCAAGAGCCTCGCCATAAACGTCATCAGACTTTGTTTTGGTTTTATCAACCTTGTATAATACCAAAGTGAAATTCATATCTCCTTCCAACCACTCTTCACCCATTCCGATATCCAACGCAAAATCTTCACCCCCGAAAAACTTACCTAATCGTGTTATTGGTACCTGTTTGTCCATATGTTGATAAATACATCGTAAACAATTATATTTGACACAAAGTGTACTTAGCAACGTGATGCTAACATCTAGAAAAATCTATATTGACAAAAGTCCAATGGACATGGTGAAAGATATCAAGGTAAAAAAAGATGAGTGAGATTACTATTGAATCCAAGGCGTTATCTATATTGGAAACTTACGAAGGATCCAATAACTATATCCAAGAATTGAAACGCAAATTTATTCTGAACAAAAAATTTTATCCCACAAGGAGTCAGTCGGAATATATTATCGGTAACCACGACAAACAACCTAAAGTTGCAAAAAAATGGGCGGTTCTTGACTCTTATTTTGCCCAAAAATTGGCTAACGACAAACTTTATACTCAAATACCTGAAAAGGTTTGGGTTGAGAAATTATTAACAGAAAGGGATAAGGCTTACCATATTTGGGGTAGAGTTTTTGAAACTGAACAACTACACGATTTCTGGTTACCGAAAGCCGCTCTAATAAAAGATCATACAGTTAAAAATGTAAACATAGATTATGAAAAATATTCAAACAGACCACCTCTTAATCATCAAAAAGAAGCTATACAAAAGTTGGTTGAAAACAAACGTTATGTTTTGGCGGATGATATGGGTCTTGGCAAGACTACGTCTACCATTATAGCTGCACTTGAATCCAACGCAAAAAAAGTTCTTATAATTTGTCCAGCTTCACTCAAAATTAATTGGCAGAGGGAAATAGAAAATTATACAAAAAAACAGGTATACATTGCGGAGGGTAAAAACTTTAGTGAAGAACACGATTTTGTAATCATAAATTATGATATCATAAAAAATTTCCATGATCCAAAAAAGAAAGATGATTCACAAATTCTTAGAGCCGGTTTTGATTTGGTGGTTATTGACGAAGCACACTATATTAAAAATCCTCAAGCACAACGAACAAAGTTAATCAATGACTTCGTAAAAAAAGTAGATCGCCTTTGGTTATTGACTGGTACTCCAATGACTTCGAGACCCATAGATTATTATAATCTCTTGAATTTAGTTGACTCACCCGTTGCCAAAAATTGGATGGCATTTGTTATCCGATATTGTGAAGGGTATCAGTTCAAAGTTGGTGCTAGAAAAGTTTGGAACGTAATGGGTGCGTCCAACCTCGAGGAACTAAGAGACAGGACCTCAAACTTAGTTTTAAGAAGATTGAAAGAAGACGTGTTAGATTTACCCGAAAAAATTATTACGCCTGTATACCTCAGGTTAAAGTCAAAAAAATATGAAGAGGTTATGGGTGATTATTATAATTGGTATGAAAAAAACACCGATGAGAGCAAATCATTAACAGTTCAATTTACCAAACTAACCGTGGTACGTCAAGTAATTGCAGATGAGAAAACATTACATACAATTGAACTAGCCGAGAACATAATCGAGCAAGGAAAAAAAGTTATCATATTTTGTAACTTTACACACTCTTTAGAAAAAATAATCGAACATTTTGGAAAAACCGCAGTAAGACTTGACGGATCGATGTCAAAACCTGACAGACAATTAAGCGTAGATAAATTTCAGGAAGATCCAAAAGTTATGGTATTCGTTGGTAATATAAAAGCCGCTGGTGTTGGTATAACCCTTACAGCAGCTGAGGCTGTGATAATGAATGATCTTTCATTCCTACCATCGGACCACTCGCAATCTGAAGATAGAGCTTACCGATACGGCCAAAAAAACAACGTCTTAGTATATTACCCTATTTTTGAAAACACAATTGAGGGGATAATTTACGATATCCTAAACAAGAAGAAACAAATAATTGCAACTGTTATGGGAGACGTGAAAAACGAAGTAGATATTGTTGAAGAAATCATGCAACAAATTAACTCACAAAAACATTAGGAACTTTCGGGTTATTTATAGAATAATCCAATGATATGAACGATTTAGAAAAAAAGATTGAACAACTTGAAAATGAAATATTGGAAAGCCACATTACCGAAGAAACAAAGTTGTTAATTACAGAAATGAAAAAAATTGGAATAGAAAAATTACCCTATTCCTACTCAGCCTTGAAACCTTTCATCGACGCAGAAACGATGAACTTTCATTATAACAAACATTATAAGGGCTACGTGGATAAACTCAACGACGCATTATCCAAGAAAAAGTTTGGGGATCTCGATCTTGAAAAGATTATCAAATCAATATCAAGATACGACAAAACCATACGTAACAATGCTGGTGGAGCCTTCAATCACGCATTATTTTGGAACATGCTTTCTCCAAAACCAATGAAACTAACAGGTCCATTGGAACAAAAACTAATCAAACAATTTATGTCCTTTAATAACTTCAAAAAGGAATTCGAAACTGTCGCCAAGGAAAGATTTGGATCAGGTTGGGTGTGGTTAGTTTTGACGAGTCAAAACAAGTTGAAGGTCATGTCCACACCAAATCAAGACAACCCTCTGATGAACATAATTGAAGGTGGTGGATTTCCCTTATTAGGTTTGGATCTTTGGGAACACGCATATTATTTGAAATACAAAAATAAAAGAGATGAATACATTTCTAATTTTTGGAAAGTTGTAAACTGGGATTTTGTTTCCAAGATGTATGATATGAAAGTTGAAACAAAACTTATAGAATCAACGAAACTGAAACAAATAATCTCTGAGGGAAAATCTGAAAAATGTAGTCAAGAACAGATTGAAGGTATAAGAGTAATGTTTAACGTAAACAATAAGGTTGAGAAGATATACAGGAAGTCGATTGAGGATATGTTGAAAGAAGTTTTTGCTGACAAATGGGCAGAGAAAGATTCCGAAGGTAACATGTCAGGAATTTATGGATTAGAATCACCAGGCAGATCGGTCATAAATAAGTTGAATACAAATTACACCGCATTTTGTATCATGGTGAATGATGTTAACAAACTAATCCTTTCCGTGGGGAAAAAGCCAATTGTCTTTATTGGTAAAGGTCCTGCTGAACAAATCAAAGAAGCGGAAAGATTTACCAAAGCGATGAAATATTTCAAGTTCAATCTTTTTGACACTGAAAGCCCTACATTCCAAAATATATTGAAGGCTCTATCTGAAACAGACGCAGCTGGAAACAAACGAGAAGATTATGTAATTAGTGTTTTGAAAAGACACATGGACAGCTCATCAAATTTTGAAAAAATTGGAGAGCTTGGTAATGAAGAAGATATGAAAGGGGTTGATGTAAAAATTACTCAAGACGGAAAAACTTTGACGGGTCAAATTAAACCCTTCAAAGAAAGAATAGATAAAGATAAGACCATTACATTGAAGGGAACAGGTAAAGTGAAAACATATAAAACCGATTGGATGATATTTCAAAAAGGTAGGAATGTTTTAGTTTTTGACAAAAAACCTAATATAATATCAGGAAATTTTGTATTCCCGAAGGAATCACTTCTCTTAGATATAAAATAGATTCATCAAACTATTTATAGTATTATGTCAGTAATTGCAGAACCAGATAGATCCAAGATTTACACCCGTGTAAAACATCTACTCGGAGCACCCTTACGTTCCGTAGAATTGGAAGATGAAATGATGGATTCGTTGATGGAATTATCAATTCAGGACTATGGGCAATATACTCTGAATTGGTTAATAGAATCTCAATGGACAAACTTGGTCAATCTAAATATGGATGAGAGGTCCGTTGCCGCGGCTTTGATTACAAGGACAATGGACTTTGAAAATCAATTCACATACGCATACTCAAAAATCGTTGGATTACAAACCTCTGGTCCATATGTTCTCAAAAAAGATTACATAACGTTGTCTGCGAACACTCAACTTTATGAGATACCTGCAGGTAGAGAAGTTAATGAGGTACTTTGGTTCACACCCGCAGAACTATCAAACATATTGTTCGACCCATGGTCAATGGGTTTCATTGGTGGTCCAGGTCTTGGTGGTCCTGCAGGGTATTCACAAATGGGATATAGTGGATCTTATTTTATGATGCCAGCCTTTGATATGTTATTGAGAATGCAAGAAATTAATATCCAAAGA